GCTTCTTTCATATCAGCTACTGTCTTATCTATCTCAGCCTCAGTCAAGGGCAAAGGAACACCGTCTGATAGTTTTTCTAAGTGACTATAGATGTCAGGTACTAAAGTATTAAGCTTCATGCTGAACGTCCTTAATGATAGTTTTTATTTTATTTAAAGGTGTGTTAAACCACTCTCCTTTATTTCCGCAACCAGTTGTTATAAGTTTATCATGTACTATTTTCTCTGTTGTTTTTCTATTATTAAAAAACTCAGCATATTCTAATTTAAAATCACGGAAGGGGCTAGAGGTTTGATAAGTCCTGCATCTATCGTCTGCATCTATAGCCATCCCAACTTTGTACCAACCTTTCCATGCAGGATTAGATACCACATAGATATGACCGCGCTTTACCTTGTCGTATTTACCATAGACTACTTGACCAATAGTTAAAGCTAGTCTTTTAAGTTTGTTTTTTCTATTTTTAATAGTGTCACAAGGGTTGCAAATATAATTATATTTTTTAACATTAGAGATATACCAATTGTCTTCTGTTAAAAGTAGATCACAATGATTGCAGTTTTTAATGTGTTTCACTCCAGTTCTCCCCGACTTTATAGTCTCCGTCCAGTGGACAGTTAAGTTTAAACATACACCCTGCTTCTCTAATAGCGTGTACACCTGCTTCGCCAACCGCTACTGCATCATCAACGTGGCACTCTATCTGCCATTCGTCATGTACATTAGCTACGAACTTAGCATCCCAACCGTGTTTAGTTATCTTATCGTCCAATATAATTAAAGCTTTCTTCATTACGATTGCTCCTGCACCCTGTAGCAAGGTGTTCAAGGCGGCATGTTCTGATCGAACAGTAAGCCTCCGTCCGTCTAGTGCTTTAATGAATCCGCTTTTAGCTTCTCTTTGTACTCTGTCTGTAAGCTTTTTAAATGCAGGGAGATTATCAAAGAAGCGTTGTCTAAGTCCTTTCCCAACCGCTCTACCTCGTCCAACCACAGACCCAAGCTTTGCATCTCCGGCTCCGTAAAGTAGCGCATAGATGAAAGTCTTTGCCTGATCTCTTGATTCAATTTCAGCAAGGCGTTGATTAGTGGTGTGTATGTCTCCGTTAAGGATTTCATTAGTATAGCCCTCGTCATTTAATTCATGTGCCAACATCCTAAGTTCCAACCCACTTGCGTCAATCCCCACAAGTCTATAGTTTTCAGGTACTGTCCAACAAGCACGACAGTCTTCACCATAGGGCGAGGTACTGCTTGGAATCTGTGCCATGTTAGGATGTGAGTGTGTCATGCGTGAAGTCACTGCGCCGTTAGGATTAACATAGCCGTGTACTCTGCCTGTCTCTTCGTCAAGTTCCTTGATCCAACTCTTAGTTTGAGCCAAGCGTTTCTGTAACATAAGGTACTTTGCAATCAGAGCGGCCTGTGGAATACCCTTAACTCTATTTAAAGTTGACTCATCTACAATAGGTTGACCTGTAGGTGTGTGCTTCTGAGGCTTCCAACCAAAACGAATTAGGTACTCGCCGATCTGTTTACGTGAGCCTAAGTTAAAAGGTGTTTCAGTTTTACGTGCGATGGGCTTAGAGTCCATGTCACAAAGTATACGTTCATACTCATCGTCTGTTAGCCGTGTGCCTTTGCCATGTTGGTCGGTTGCTGTCTTAGCTACTGCGCCTGTCGCTGTGTACTTAGGTGTTAGTATCTGAGTAGTAACTACAGGCCGGAACTCTTCCTGAACCTCTTGCTCTAAGTCGTGTAGCTTAGTTTCAAACATAGCCATCAAGCCCATAACTTTCTGCACATCTAATAAGAAACCATTAGTGCGTTGCTGATCAATGATCTTAGCTACTGCGTGTTCTATCTGTACTGACTGTGGTGTGAACCCACGGCTCTCAAGCTTCAGAGACTCATAGACTTTAGTGTTGAGCAGTACATCGTTCTTGCAGTACTCTAACATCTCAGGTGTGTACGAACTCCAAGCATCCTCCTGCTGACCGAAGTCACCCTTCTTAAAACCTAAGCGATAGCCCCACCCTTCAAGGCCGTGGTTGCCTTCGCGTGTAGGGTTGAAGAGCCGTGATAGCACCAAGGTATCAACAATCTTCTTATCAAACAAATCAATACCTGTTAACTTCTTTATCACTGGGATGTCATAGCCTATCACATTGTGACCTATCAGTTTAGTTGCTGAGCGCAGTAGCCCATAACCTTTCTCCAACTGAGTGTTGTCAAACGTGAACACATCCATAGTGTCTACGTCTTGAGCCACGATGCAATGAATCTTAGAAGGATCTAAGCCATCTGTTTCTATATCGAACACTAAGTTACTCATATGATCTCTCCGTCAAATTGCGCCGCATCATAATCATCTAGCTCTCTGAGCCTACCTGTCTTGTTATCATACAGTAGGTGAGAAGCAACGCCAACATCTCCAGTGTATCTAGACTTCAGTACCCTGACCTTAGTGGTCGAGGCTTCTATGTTGTCTTCTGACTGTTGGTTACGCTCCAAGGAGATCACGCAGTCTGATAACTGAGCAATACTTTGTGAACCTCTGAGGTGATTAAGCCCTGTCTCGATGCCGTTCTCGTGTCCACGGTTCCCTTCAACCCTGCGGAGATGTGAAACCAGTATCATACCACAGCCTGTCTCTTCTACCATAGTCCTAAGACGATGCATGATGCCGTCAATAGCTTTACGCTCATCGTTTTCTAGCGTAGATAGTACAAGCATGTGAAGGTGATCAACTACAATCCATTTACAATCCAGACCTATGATCATGTAGCGTAGCTTACTGAAGATGTCGTCAAGGTTGTTGACTCCGTGGTGTGCATGAATCCAGACACGCCCATCGTTGTCACCCATGAATACTTTCTGAAAGCAATCATCTAACTCTTCGTCAGTGAACTCAGCCTTAACACTATCAAGGTGAAGCTTAGCGTTAGCCTCCACTGCCATGATACCTTCGGCAGTACGTGACCAGTTCTCTTCAAGGGCTATGACACCCACGTTATCTTCTGTGTTGTTGATCAACCAGTGTTCAATCTCTCTGGTTACTGAGGACTTGCCCAAGCCTGTGCCGCCAGTGAGTGTAACTAACTCACCTGCTCTCAAGCCTTCTAGCTTTTTGTTAAGCCCCGCCCAAGGATAGGGGATGGCTGTCTTCTTCTCTAGTCGTAGCTTTTGATAGGCTTCAAACTGATCAGATAGATTTAGTACACCCGATGGCGTATAGACTTTAGCATCCCAGAAAGCACTGACGTATGCGGCGTGTCTACCTTGGCGTAACATATCGTTAGCATCTTTGTAGTCCACGGGCATTGTCATGATCTTAGCTTTCTTAGGGGTCAGTAGCTTTGCAATTGCTTGCGCCGCTTCCTTCCCTACCTTGTCGTTGTCGAAGTTAATGACAACAGAATCGAATGACTCAAGGTATTCAAGGCTTTGTTTAACATCACGAACGCCTCCTTGCGCTCCTGATTTTATAGATACGACAGGCCACTTGCTACCCATAAGTTCATAAGCGGCCATCGCATCACACTCGCCTTCTGTTAATGTTATAAACTTACCACCTGCTTTGAACAGGTTCTCTCCAAACAACCCTACTTCTTTAGGGCTTCCTGTCCATGTAAACTCTTTGTTCTGTTTACGTATCTTAGTCCCTGCTAACTCATGTCCATTGTAGTAAGGATAGTAGTGCTTATCTATCTTACCGCCTGTTTTTGTTGACTTAACACCATACTTCTTAGCTGTATCTAAGCTGATCTTACGGTCAGTTAGCTCACTGAATGAAGCAGTTGGATTCTCTACCATCTTGCTGTTCCTTTGATACACCTCAAAGTCCGTTACGGTATCAGGTTGTTGCACTTCCGCTGTGCTGTATTGGGGTAAGTGTGTATTGCAAGAGAAGCACCACCCAGTACCGTTATCGTTAACCGATACTGGGTCGCTACCTCCACAAGCAGGACAAGGTTGCTTATGTTTAACAAAAGGCATTCGCCTTACTCCTCAGTTGCTTCAACTTCCTCTGTTGCTAATGCCTCATCCGTGAGGTGGTTAGATTTAAGATTAGCTATGAGTGTAACTGTTGCGGCTTGCATTAAACCAACAGTCAGTGTAGCTTCTCTAAGGTTTTTATCTGCTTCCATTAGGTGAGTGAGTACAGCCCGCCCCTCATCTGAGATCAGATCTGACTCGTAGTTCACATCATCTACTGTTACTATAGCCATTACAGTTCATCCTCCATGTCACTTTCAGCCGCTTCAAACTCAGCACCATCAGGGCTACCAACTTCAACAAGGTCTAGTACTTGCATAGCTTGAAAGTCTAAGCCTTTGAAAGAGCCGTACTTGTTAGTGGTTTCCCACTCATTGTACTGCACCTTAACTACAGAACCATTGCCTACTTTAGCATCAAGAGGTTTCTTGTACTGGTCAACAAGTCTAGGTGCTGATCGTACTGTCCCGTCCTTGCCATCGACCTTACGTTTAATCACAATGGATGGGCCTTCGTCCATCTCTTTAATACTAAATCCACGAGCCTTAAAATCTGCGGCAGTGGCCTCATCTACAACTAAGTTTACTGAGTACGTGGGTTCAAAGGTTGTGTTCGGTGTAGTGACCGATGCCCAGTACGCTGTGCCTTCTAGTATAGCCATGTTACTTTCCTCTTTGGTGGTTAAAATTAAGTGTGGAGTGTACCACAGTTGTTCAAATATGCCAAGCTTTATTTGTTTCCAATTGAATCTGTGTCCTTGTTGCCGTTGATTATGTCGAGCGTTGTTTCGTACTCAGTCTTGTCAATGATGTACTGTATGACTGCTTGTTCCTTCACGCCATACTGCTTACAGGCTACGCTTAAAAGAACCTTACCGTCTGCCACATCTCTTGCCGCCTTTGATGTACCTATCGCTTGCGGTGATGGGTCTGTACTAAACATCTCTTCAAACATTATCATCCTCCCTTTCTTTCTTGAGTTCATCTATCATTAGCTCAGATTCGTATAGCAATCTAATACCACACCCCAGTGCTACTAACACCAACACTCCTAGAATTATATCAAGCATAGCTTACCCCTTTAATACTAACAGTACATTTATAAGAACTAAAACACACGACAATATAACAGCAGTTCTTATTGTTTTTATAAACCTTGATTCAAACTTGCTCTTCATTACTGTGGCTTCTTTCTCCACCCAGTTGGTCGCTCTTTGCAGGACGTTTATCGTCAGCTTCTTTACCTTCTTCATCTTCTTTCTCCGTCTGTTGCTTGTTAAAAATCGCATCGAAGTTATCGTTAAATCTATTTAAGTTTACGCTCCTTGCACGATCACCCTTGCCGCCATGTGTTGCGTCACCCATGTTCTCTAGTCCTCCGTCCATATCTTACCAAAGGTTATTACTGTGAAGGGTAGCATGATCACGACACCCTCAAAGGATGCCGCGCATATTGATTCTTCTCCTGTCTTAGTAACCCATACAGCCCTGCTGTCGGCGAACTCAAAGTCAAAACCCACACCTAGCCTATAGTTTATAGTTAAAAAGTTTTCTCCGAACCCTGCTGTCATATTAAACCTCTATCTTAAAAGGAATGCTACAGTTAGTCACGTTGTTCTCTGTTGATATAGCCTTGTCAAGATACTTGGTGACCGCCCTGTTCAACTTACTGTAGACATTGGTAGAGTAAGAAACATTCTTAACCGCCCCATCCTGTACGTCAAAGGACACCACAAACGCAGTAGACTTATTAAAATTCAGCTTGCTTATATACTTCCCGAAGTTAATAGAACTATCAGGCTGTGGGCAAGGGTGTTTAATAGGCG